CCCTTACTGCTGCGCACAAGACACTTCCATTTGGAACACGCCTACGGGTATGCTTCAAGCGGTGTGCCGTTGTTCGGGTAAATGATCGTGGTCCTTACATTCATGGTAGGAACCTAGATCTTAGTAAAGGTGCGGCTGATGCAATCGGTCTCACTGGCTCTGGAGTTGGACGGGTACAAGTAACTCGACTTAACTAACTTCAAATTATGACTGCTACACTCGCAGCTCCTAAGTCCCGAGTTAAACCTTGGGACTCTTTTTGTGACTGGGTAACCAGCACAGACAACCGTCTTTATATCGGCTGGTTTGGTACACTGATGATTCCGTGTCTCCTTGCCGCCACCATTTGTTTCATTATTGCCTTCGTTGCTGCACCTCCTGTAGACATTGATGGCATCCGCGAGCCTGTTGCAGGCAGTCTTCTTTATGGAAACAACATCATATCGGGAGCCGTCGTTCCGAGCAGCAATGCCATCGGACTACACTTCTACCCAATTTGGGAAGCTAGTTCACTTGATGAATGGCTCTACAACGGGGGACCGTTCCAACTTGTGGTCTTCCACTTCCTCATTGGCGTCTATGCTTACATGGGACGAGAGTGGGAACTTAGCTATCGACTAGGAATGAGGCCGTGGATTTGTGTTGCCTACTCAGCTCCTGTCGCCGCAGCGTCGGCGGTCTTCCTTGTTTATCCATTCGGGCAAGGCTCCTTCTCGGACGCCATGCCCCTGGGTATCAGCGGCACCTTCAACTACATGCTGGTGTTCCAGGCTGAGCACAACATCCTGATGCACCCCTTCCACATGCTTGGTGTGGCTGGTGTGTTCGGTGGCTCGCTATTTAGTGCAATGCACGGTTCGCTTGTTACGTCCTCGCTTGTGCGTGAGACTACTGAACAGGAAAGTCAGAACTATGGTTACAAGTTTGGGCAAGAGGAAGAGACTTATAACATCGTAGCTGCTCACGGATACTTTGGACGTTTGATCTTTCAATATGCAAGCTTTAATAACTCACGTAGTCTCCATTTCTTCCTTGCTGCTTGGCCTGTTGTTGGCATCTGGTTTGCGGCACTTGGGGTGTCCACCATGGCTTTCAATCTTAATGGGTTTAATTTTAATCAGTCTCTCCTATCTTCTGAAGGGAGGGTAATTGATACTTGGGCTGACATTCTCAATCGCGCTAACCTCGGCTTTGAGGTAATGCATGAGCGTAATGCTCATAACTTCCCACTCGATCTCGCCAGTGCTGAAACCACTCCTGTGGCTCTGGTAGCTCCTTCTATTGGATAACAATGGCATACGATCCTAAGACATCTAGCGTAGATGTGTATTACTGCACCCCTACAGATGATGACAATGCATTCATCTTTGCATACCCTGCAGGACAAGTTCTCACTGAACTGTCTCCTCAAGGTGTCATCTGCCAACCGGGTACTCTTGCAGTAGCTCCTACAACTTGGTGATTTAAAGCAACGTCGTCCGTTCATCCCTTCGGGGACGCATGACGCCTACTCATGGAACGGGGGGTAGGTACTTCAATCCTTACCATGACTAAAGTCGAATTGGATGCCCGTGTACGGGAACAGCAAGCTCAACAAAAAGAGCAGAAGTTGAAGTATCGCGGCGTTGCTTACACACCTAAAACTAAATAAACTTTAATAAGCTAATCCCTTATTAAATGTTCCCGCTCCTATCTTTAATAGATAGTCGGGTTGGAGTCAGGCACCTCAGAGTCGGACCTGGCTCCTATTGGCTTTGGCCTCTAAGGAGATAACCTTAGCCATTGACGGTCTGGAGAGACAGACAAACAAAATAACATTGAATGCACATGACTACTCGTGTGAATTCCTAAGCGCTTAGGGAGAACGTAACAACACTCTCTCTTTACTATTGTGGCTAACACTATTTTGACCCCTAATGGTTCTATTAATAAGAACCCCTCCACCATTGGTCTTACCCAAGGTGGTGCTGCTTATGACGCTAAGTACGCTACTTACCTGAAACTGTTTTCGGGTGAGATGATCAAGGCTTATGAAAGCGTTTGCATTGCAAAAGACACTGTTCAGAACCGCACTCTCCGTAACGGTAAGAGCCTGCAGTTCATCTATACTGGCCGTATGACGGCGGACTACCATACCCCTGGCACTCCTATCCTGGGTTCTGGTGATCCTCCGGTGGCTGAGAAGACCGTGCTGATGGATGACCTCCTGGTGTCCTCGGCTTTCGTGTATGATCTCGATGAGACCCTGGCTCACTACAGCCTGCGCAGCGAGATCTCGGCTAAGATCGGTCATGCTCTGGCTGAGGCTTATGATAAGAAAGTGTTCCGCACTATCGCTAAGTCTGCTCGTACTGCTCACCCCATCACTGCTGCTCCTGGTCCTGAGCCCGGCGGTAGTGTGATCAAGCTGGGTGCTGGTAACGAGTACAATGCTCAAGCTCTGGTCGATGCTTTCTTCGAGGCTGCTTCGATCCTGGATGAGAAGAATGTACCCCGTGGTGGTCGCACTGCTGTGCTGTCCCCGCGTCAGTACTATGCTCTGATCAGCCAAGTGGATACCAACATCCTGAACCGTGACTTCGGTAACAGCTCTGGTAACCTCACCTCTGGTGAAGGTCTCTATGAGATTGCTGGTATCAGCATCAAGCGTTCCAACAACCTGCCCTTCATGGCTGGTACTGTGGCACGTGTGAACGGTGAGAACAACGACTACAGCGGTGACTTCTCTGCTCACTGTGGTCTGATCTATCAGCGTGATGCTGCTGCTGTGGTGCAAGGTATTGGTCCTAGCATCCAGACCACTGGTGGTGATGTGAAGGCGATGTATCAGGGCGACCTGATCATCGGTAAGCTCGCCATGGGTGCTGATTGGCTGAACCCTGCTGCTGCTATTGAGCTGCAAGCTGCCTGATAGGAGATAGGATTATGTCTATCACTCCTGGTACTTCTAAGGTTGTGAAAGTGACTGATCCTGCAGGTGAGGTTTCGGAGTCTCAAACTCTGAATCCTCCCACTCCTGTAGAATATGGTCGCACTGTAAGTGGTGGTATCCAAGGTGATGCTACCACTGGTTCTACTCTTCCCATTGCTTGATAAAACATGGCTAACCTGACTGTTGCTGCTGGCGGCAATGGTGTGGCTGGAACTGTTGATTTTGCTGTTCGTACTGTGACTGGTGCCTATGGTACCACCTACAGTGATAACGGTACTCTCGCTGTTTCTGATAACCACGCTGTTCGTCGTTCGGTTTCTAAAACCCGTAGTGGTTTCGGCTCTGCCGTAAACGCTTCTACTGTGTACTCTGAGACTCAAGGTTTCCGCACTGCTTATGCTGGTGTGGAAGCTGATTCTCCTGCACTGGATGCAGCTCGCGCTGCTGTCTGATTAACTGGGGAGGGCTTTATTGCTCTCCCTTTTTTTTATATTGCTAATAACACTATTGTTATGCTATACTCAACCACTGGCTCTAAGACTGAGCTGCAAGCTGTCAATCAGATCCTGGCGTCAGTTGGTCAGGCTCCTGTAACTGCTATTGATACTGAGACTATTACCGACAGTAATGGTAATCAAGTCACTATCGTTTCCAACCCGGACGTTGCGATTATATACGATACTTTGTGGGAAGTATCAAGAGAAGTACAAAGTGAAGGATGGACTTTTAATAAAGAGTTTAACTATCCACTCCAGCCTGATTCTAATGGGTACATTAATTGGCCTAACAATGTTCTGCAATTAGACATTTCTGATGATCCACAGTACGTTGGTTACAGGGATGTTGATGCTGTAAAAAGAAACGGCAAACTTTATGATCGAATGAATCATAAAGATAAGTGGACTGAGACCATTTACTGTGATGTCGTTTGGCTATTTGAGTGGGAAGATCTTCCGTCTCCTATTCAAGATTATATTACATGTAAAGCTGCCTCTATTGCATCTTCTCGTCTTGTGGGTGATGGTACTCAGTTCCAGATCCTCCAACAAAAGGAAGCATTTGCTCGTGCTATGGCACTTGAATATGAATGCAATCAAGGTGATTATAGTATGTTTGGCTTCCCACGTCAAGGTACTTATTACCAAAGCTACCAACCGTATAACACTCTGCAGAGACTCTGATGGCAGCAATCACTCAATCTATTCCTACATTCCTGGGTGGTGTTAGTCGTCAGAGTGATACCAAGAAGAAGCCAGGACAAGTTAATGAGATCCTTAATGGATACCCTGATCCTACCTA